ACGAAAAACGATTTTTGACAATAGCCAATAAGAATAGAAATAAAGATATAAGCTTGAGAGTAAAGATATAATGATCCTTCGGTGCCAAAGCTTAACTGATGGAGCTGTTAAAACCTTTGAGATTAAGTTTGAAATAATATCATTAAGATGGACCTTATATAAAGCATAATATTAAAATAAATAAAAAGGGTTTAATTCTCCAATTATAAATTTTTTAGAAGAAGCTTAATTAGCCATCTTATAACTAAGTCTTATTTTATCGGAAACCATAGCAATGAACTCGCTATTTGTAGGCTTTGCCTTTCCATTGTTAATCGTATAACCAAAAATCTTATTAATAGTATCCACTTGTCCTCTTCCCCAAGCCACTTCTACGGCATGCCCGATAGCTCGTTCGACTCTGCTAGGAGTGGTATTATATTTTTTTGCTATATTAGGGTAAAGCTCCTTTGTAATTGCTGATAAAATCTTAACATCATTAACTACCAAGATTATCGCCGCTCTTATAAACGCATAACCCCTTATATGAGCAGGTATCCCAATTGCATGCATAATATTAGTTATATCTATCTCTAGGTCATGTGGATTTATAGTTTTACGTACATGCTTAAGCTCTTTTATTTCATCGAGCAAAATTTCATTTTCAACTTCATTGCTTGATAAAATGTCATTAAACATATCCCTAACCCTTTTAATAAAGATATCTAAATCAAAAGGCTTAATTACATAATAATCCGCTCCTAATGCTAGTGCTCTTTGAGTAGTTTTGTCTTGTCCTATTGCTGATAATATAATGATTCTTGGCATAGGCTGAAAGTTTATATGAGCTAATTCTTCAAGAACTCCTAATCCATCTAAATGAGGCATAATAATATCTAATATTACTAAATCAGGTTTATTCTCTTGAATTAATTTTAAAGCTTCGATTCCATCTTTTGCTATTCCAGTTACATTGATATCATCCTTATTTAACAAAAAATCATTAAGAATATTACAAAACTCTCTATTGTCGTCTACGATAATTACATTAATTTTATTAATACCCATATATTCGTTCCCCCTTAGTTCATATATCTCATCTTAAAGCGATAAATAATTCGACGGTGGATTAATAAACAGTAAACCTTTACTTTAGTGTACTAATAATAAAGGGAATTGGCAAATTTTATAGAATAAAATTTATAAAAGTAAAAAAATAAAATCAAGGTGGTAAAATCACGAATAGAGGCGGATTTAGTTGGAATAGGTTTTTAGGAATAACTAAAGCTAAAAGAAGAGTATCTAAAGCTACTGGGATCCCTTGGTCTAGATCAGGTAGACAAGGAAAAGCTGGAGCAGCTATGGGATGCTGTATTTTATTTTTCTTTCCAGTGGTAGCAATTATAGGAACAGTAGTTATAGTAAAGATTATATAATTAACCTTAAATAAAAATAAGCCTTGGAGAAATCTCTAGGGCTTATTTTTTGTCTGTTTCAACTAATTCTTGGAAAGGGACTTCTAGGATTAAAGCAATATCTAAAAGCAGAGATAATTTAATGTTACTTTTACCATTTTCAATATAAGATAAAAAACTTTTGCTAATTCCTAAAATTTCAGCTAACTCATATTGCTTCAATCCCCTTGATAGTCTTATTTCTTTTATCTTAAGCTTATACATACTATCACCTAACTAATTATACTAAAACAGCCTACAAACTGTACATAGGCGACACTTGGTAGGTATCATAACCTTATGTGACTTGTCTGCACCTTGTGTGACTTATATAATTATTTTATTGGGGTGATATAGTGCTTATACATAGAGTCAGGTTAGGCAGTTCTATTGATAAAAAATTAGATAAAAAATTTAGGAAACTTGCAGATAAAACAAAGATTCCTATGAGTAGGTTAATTGATGAGGCTATAGAAGATTTAATTATTAAATACAAAACTAAATAATATTTAATGGTTTGTCGATATTTAGTGTTGTTTTGTCGAAATGTTGAAGCCCCTCGAACCAATTTAGGATTATAATTATATTATGAATAATAATTATAAAATTATGGAAGGGAGTATTATTATTGTGGACGAGGAAGTAAATAAGGTTTCTATTAATGCCGAATTAGTATTTGAAGAAATTATTGCCGAGATAGAGAATGAAATAAATGATAATGCCCGCATACGCTTAGCATATGTCTAACACCATGAAGGTAATGAATAGCCCTCTGCATGTTATACGTATATCACAATTTGGGGAATAGCCTTATTTCAAAGTCATTATCCTTTTGGGTCTTTAATTTTTTATATTCTATTTTATATAATATACTCTTCAATAGTTCATTCTTCTGGACTATATCACTTGATATTTTATAGGTATCTATTATTTTTTTTATATTAATGTTAGGGTATTTCTTGGTTTGCATTTCAATTATAGTTTTCTGCTTTCCAACTTCAATTTCGATACTTTCAATTCTATCGGTGATGTTATTTGATCTCTCAATAAACACCTCATTGCTATATACTCCTTGCTCGAGTAAATCAAACAATTTAATTTTTTGAGTATTCAAAGTTACTAATTCTCTATTGAGTGTTTCTATTTGCTTTTTATTGCTTCCAGTATCAAGTGTTTCATGCTTAATATTAACTGATGTCTTTAGATAGGATTCTAAAGCTTTTATTATAGCACCTTCAACATAATCAAATCTACTGCTTTTATTGTCGCATTTCGTGCACATTAAATGGGGCAGCCCAACCTTATATTTTCTCAGTACCATTTTATTTCCACATAGGGAACATATTAAAATACCTGCCAAAGGGTTAGCGGCTCCATTAATAATCTGATAAGGTACATGATATCTGCCCTTTAAAATCTCTTGCGCTCTATAATAGGTATCCTCATCGATTAAAGCTTCATGCTTTCCCTTTGCAATAATCCATTCTGATATGTCTCTAGTTCTAGCATCTTTAATTTTGTTTGGAGAAATAGATTTCTTTATTTCTTTCTTCTTCCATGTCACTTTCCCGATATAAACTGGATTCTTCAGAATATTTAATATACTGCTGCCTTCAAAGGATATTCCTGTTTTACTTTTATACCCTAATGAATTTAGATACTTGCTAATGTTCCCAGCTCCAGAGCCTTCTACATACATCTTAAATATAATTTTAACTATATTTGATTCTATTTCATTAAACTTTAGTGTTCGGCTCCTACCTATTTGATTTATATCATACCCAAATGGAGGAATTGGAGAAAGGTAGTTACCATCTTCTATACTTCTTACTCGTCCACCCTGCATCCTCCGATTAATCATTTTAAATTCTTTTCTACTCATAAAGGCTTCAAACTCACTATATTCTTCATCAAAGTCATTAGACAGATCATAAGTCTTCTGTGGGGTTATAATTGCCGTATGAGAGTTTTTAAAGGTCTTTAATATCATTCCTTGGTCTTGCATGTCTCCACGTCCTAAACGCTGCATATCCATTACAAGGACACCTTCATATAGCTTTTCCTCAACTTCTTTTAAAAGCTCTAACATTTTTGGTCTAAAAAATAAGCTTTCACCAGATACTATCTCTTCTTTTATCTCAACTATATTTAATTGCTTTTCCTTTGCAAATTTCAATAAAGCTTTTCTATGCTTTGACAGGGTTTCTCCTTGTCCTAATGTTTTCTCCATTTCTTCGTCTGCTCTGGACTTTCTCAAGTAAATACATATCTTGTCCATTTAATCATTCCTCTACAATTTCTTTAAAATTTCAGCATTCAACATCTTCCATAAATAGTTTTTAGTCTTATTATCCATAGTGCCATCTTTATTTATTAGATTTTGCTCTATTAAATAATCAATTAACATATCTAAATTATTTAGACTTTGCCATTTCTTTTCTATATCTTCTTTTCCATACCACCAGTCAATACTCTTATTGCTAAAATCAGCTAATTTTAAAATAACACTTTGTGAAGGAGGCCTATTACCTGCTTCAATCATGCCTATTAAAGCCCTATTGATTTTTGTTTTATTTGCTAGTTCTTCCTGTGTCAATCCTATGCTATTTCTATATTCTTTCAGTTTATCACCAAACAATTATATCACCTCTTAATATATTATATGAAACATAATGCAACATTACAAGTACTTTTATTAATTTATTGAAACAATACGTTTCATTTAGCAAATAGTCGAATACTGGCGCAATACAGAGATAATCTGCCATAACGGTGTTCAAATGGGTTTGTTTTATGTAACATAATGTTACATAATAATTCACATGGGAGGTGTAGCGCATGAAAGTTAATTCACAACAGATTAGCTTGGCTCGACTAAACAGAGGGCTAAGTATTAACACGGTTATTGCGAAGTTGAATGTTTCAAGGGCAACAATTTACAGACTTGAGAATGGCATATCTAAAAATCCTAGAGCCGAAACAATTAAAAAGCTAGCTGATTTATATGGTGAGGATGTTAGTTTTTTTATGAAGCAGGTGCCAACAGACGTATTTGAAGAAATTATAACAGAAATCGAGACTAAAAAGAATAGGACAACCAATGATGAAAATATAATTTAATGAGGTGGTGAATTTGCCCAAGGTTATTATCATTGGTCCTGAAATTTCAAACGATCAAAAAGATAAGGTTCTGCAAAATATAGCAGAAGTAATGGAGAGAATTATATTAAAGGAATACGGAGTTAATACCAAAGTAACTTTAAAAAATTAGCCATTGGTAGGATTAAAACGCGATTAACATAACAATCATTTAACAGTTTAACTAAGAAAAAGGAGGACAAGCAGTGAGTAACAATGAAAAATTAAAAGAAATATTTGATAAATATGATAAAGCTACTGATCAAGTTTCAAAAGAATTTATTGACGAGCTAAAGAATGATTCCAAAACATACGGAGATATTTATAAAAAATTAAGTTTGTTTGAAAAAGGAATTGTATACAATAATTCAAAATCACAAGGCCATAAACTCTTGATTTGTTTTTTCCTTGGTTATATCAAAGAATTGTTAGACAAAGAAAAGAACGATTTGCCACTAACAAACCGTTCAGAATAAAACTATAAATTTTCCACAGTGACAACAGCAGTTGAACTATAAGCCTTATCTGTATTATCCACTAATTGAAAAAAGTCACATTGACAAAGCATTTCACAAATTGATGGTATTAAGCCGGCACTTGAATGATACCACAGTTTATATGTTGGCCCTTGAGAAACACTTATATCATCATTAATAACAAGTTTAGATATAGTAATAATTAATTGTTCATCAAATAATTCTAACGAATCACCATTAGAAAATTTTATTAAAGCTTTATTCATAATATCACCTTCTTTCCTAGGTGGTAATTCTACAAAAATTTACAAATACCTTTAAATAATTTAAAAAGGAAGACAAGCATTGAACGAATTAGTTTTTTGGAGGAGGTGAGAAAGGATGGAGGCAACAGCAATAGTTATAAAAATTGACACTACTCAAATAGATGCGGCGAAAGAAAAAGCGAACGAATTAGAAACTACCCTAAAAAGAGTAAAAGAACTAATAGATTCGCTTAATTCTAAGCAACTTTAAGAATTGTCTTTTAGCTCAATGCTCGTTTTGCAGAATGGACATTGAACAACGTGGCCTACTTGATTTAGTAAGATAGTAAATTCTTTACCGCAATTAGGGCAAGCAACTTCTATCTCTGAACCAAGTATCGTATCATTTATTTCTTTTGATAGATCCATAACAACACCCCCTCTCAACCGAAATTTTACCACAAGGGGATAAAAATAAAAAGGAGGAAACAATTTGAACGAATTAATGAAAATCAATTACAAAGAAAATAACCAAACAACAAGCGCGAGGGATTTGTGGGAGTTTTTGGACAAGCCTTGGGGTGAGTTTTTAAAATGGTTTAATCAGTTTAAATCATTTGGATTTACTGAAAATGAAGATTATAGGGTTATCGAGCAATCACTCGAAAACTCATTAGGTGGTAGACCAGCTCAAGACTTTGAAATAACTGTAGATATGGCTAAGGAATTAGCTATGTTGCAGAAAACCGATAAAGGCAAACAAGCAAGATTATATTTCATAGACTTAGAGAAAAAATGGAATAGCCCTGAATCTGTAATGTCAAGGGCTTTAAAGATGGCAGATACGCAATTGCTTTCTTTGCAAAATAATGTCTATGTGTTGGAGACCGAAAATAAGCTTCTTACAAAACAAACCTTAGAATGGGCTGATAGAAAAATTATTGAAGCAATTGTTAAAAAGTACGGTAGTAAAGTTGGCTATGAAACCGCATGGAGAGATTTTAAGAAAGAACTCCTTTATGCACATGGAATTAACCTAAATCTTAGAATAACAAATTATCTAAATGAATCAGGCAAAAAGACTAAACCAAAGACTTTAGATATGGTCCATGATACAGAAATCCAAGCTTGCGTCAGTACAGCTGTAGCTTTATGCAAAAACAATGAAGTTAGGATTGACGAGATTCTAAAAAAATATCAGGTAGCTTAGGAGGACAAGCATTACATAATTTAAAAATATTTAGGGGAGGTGAGGGCTGATGGAATTAATAATAAAAATTTCAGTAAACACAATGCAAGAACTAGAAGAAAGAATTAAAGTAATCAAAAAAATAGAAAAAGAGCACAACTGTAATTGCACTCTTTTAGACGTAACTGTTACTCACTAAAGTTTCCTGAGAATCTAACAAACTCGATATCTTCTGAATTTAAAGTAACTATCGTAGAATCTCCAACAAATGTTAAAAGCCTATTATACAAATAGAAATTGTCAAATTTTTTAACAATAATACTTTCATCATCAGATGGATAGGCAATGTGCTTAAAGTCTTCAATAACAATACTTTTCCCAGACTTTAAAATTATATCAACACTATTTTCCATAAAAATCACCCCCTTTCAACAAAATTATATATCTTATGGGGGAATATAACAATTTAAAAAGGAGGATAAGAAAATGATTATCAAATTATTAAGACTAGAACAAAAGAATTTCAAAGGGAATTTATTCCCAATCATAGATTTTGATGATATCACAAATATCTACGGAAAGAATGGCACTGGTAAAAGTTCAATCAACGATTCATTCACGTGGTTACTTTTTGACAAAGATAGTAGTGATATAAGCAAATTTGATGTCCAGCCCCTAGATTCAAATGGGAAGGTCATAGATAATCTTGAAACCGAGGTTATTGGGGTTTTTGAAATTGATGGGTTAAAGACAACATTAAGAAAAGTTTTAAAACAAAAATGGGTTAGGAAAAAAGGCACTGAAAGAGCTACTTACGATACCAACACCAAAGAATATTATGTCAATGAGGTTCCTTACAAAGAAGGAGAATTTAAGGCTTATATTGCTAGTATAATCCCAGAAAATATATTTAAGCTTCTTACCAACCCAATGTATTTTGGGGCAGTTCTCCCATGGAAAGAAAAAAGAAAAATGATATTTGATATCAACGGTGATGTCAGCATAGATCAGGTAATTAATTATAATGATAAACTCTCAGAACTGTCTACTTTGCTTAATCCCAATGAAGATATGGAGAGCTTTGCTAAAAGAATTAAAGCTCAGATATCTAAACTTAAAAAAGACCAGGAGGGCATCCCTGCTAGGGTCGATGAAAGAAGGAGCTCTATAAAGGAAAATATTGAGTTTGAAGCTTTAGAAATGCAAAGAAGAGGCATTGTATCTGGAATCAATAGTATAGATGAACAGATTGCTGATAGATCCAAGGTTGGAGACGAAATCTTAAAGGAAAAGAGTAAGATTTATGAACTTAAAAATCAACTTCAAGGAATGGATTATAAAGTTAAACAGGAGATGGATAAGCCGCTACAAGCAATGGGAAGTGATCTTTATAACATTAAATCAGAAATTCAAACACTAGAATCTAAACAGAATAATTTTAATAATCAGGCTAAAAATTGTACCGAAAAAATATGCACTTTAGAAAAAGAAAAAGCGTCCTTACTAGAAGAGTACCATGCTATAAAGTCCCGTGTTTTAATATTTGATGAATCTAAGTTTGTTTGTCCAACTTGCAAAAGAGATCTTGATATTTCTGATATTGAAACCACCAAACAGAATTTAACTGAAAACTTTAACCTTAGAAATGCAGAAGATTTAAAGAATAATATGAGCAAAGGGACTTCCGAGAAGGAACAAATTGAGGTGCTCCAAAATCAAAAAAATACTTATCTTGAAGAGATTGAAACTATTGCTGTTATCTTAAATCCTTTAATGAAAAAAGAACCTGAGTTAGAAAGTTCCATATTAAACTTCAAAGCTCAACCCGTGTATGGCCCAGAGTACGAAGAGTTAAAACAACGTATAGCAGATTTAGAAACTAAAGTAAACCAACCCATTAGTGCAATTGATACTTTAAATGACCTTAAAGATAGAAAAAATAAGCTTCAAATAGACCTCAAAATAGTTGATAGTCAATTAGCATATAAAGCAGCCAATGGAGAATCTTTGGTTAGAATAGATGAACTTAATAAAGAGGAAAAAAGGTTGGGTGTTTTGATCTCCTCATTAGAGGGTCAAGAGTTCTTATATGAGCAATTTGTAAAATCCAAAGTTGAATTGCTTGAGGATTCAATAAATAGCAGATTTAAATTTGCAAAGATAATGTTATTTAGGCCACTTCAAAATGGAGGCATCGAAGAATGTTGCGAGGTAATGGTGAACGGTGTTCCGTTTAGTACTAACTTAAATACTGGTGCTAAGTTTAAGGCTGGATTAGATATTATTAATACCCTTAGTCAACACTACAATATCTCAGCTCCAATCTTCTTTGATAACAGGGAATCGGTGGATGATCTGATAGATACCAATAGCCAAATTATAAACCTAATAGTATCTAAAAAAGACAGGACCTTAAGAATAGAAAATAATGAAAGTGAGGTTGTTTAATTTGATAAAGATTAAGCAGATACCTAGGAAAATAAGAACATGTAGTTGTGATAATTGTAATAGAGTAGTTCCTTTTGTCTTAGTTTATAGCTTTTGTGATAGCAAGGGGAAGAAATATGATACTCGAGCATTTTGTGAGGATTGTGCAAATGCACTGGGGAATCTGTTTCATAATTGTATGGAAGAGGGAAAACCTTTTATGTATGACATGGATGAAATAAAAGAAATTGAGGAGGAACTATTAAATGGCAAATGATTTAATGACCATTGAAAATAAATTCGTGGTAAATGGTGAAGAAATAAAATTAACAGGCAATATAGTTAAAAACTATTTAACCCATGGAAATGAAGATGTGAGCGATCAAGAAGTTGTGATGTTTATCAATCTATGTAAATATCAAAAGCTTAATCCGTTCCTGAACGAAGCTTATTTGGTAAAATTCAAAGGTTCGCCAGCACAGATTGTTGTTGGTAAGGAAGCTTACATGAAGAAAGCTGAAAGAAACGATTCCTACGAAGGACTTAAGGCAGGGTTGATTATACAGAGAGACAACCAAGTTATAGAATCGGAAGGTTCCTTCGCATTAAAGGCTGACATTGTACTCGGTGGATGGGCAGAAGTTTATAAAAAGAATAGGAAGTTTCCTTATATCGCTAAGGTCAATCTAGAAGAATATAACAAAGGACAAAGTACTTGGAACAAATTTCCTAAAACAATGATAAGAAAAGTTGCAATAGTGCAGGCCCTTAGAGAAGCATTCCCAGAAGACTTAGGAGCTTTATACACTGAAGAGGAAGTACTGCCAGTAAACACGGACACACTATTAAAAGAGGAAATAAAGCAAAAGGGTAACTCAAAGGTAATTGATATTAAGCAAGAAAAGGTTATTGATGTCCAATCTAAAGATGTCAAAGAGAAAACTAACTCAACACCAAAGGTTGAAGCCGAACAAATAAAAATGGAAGATACTCCGTACTAATGGAACTCAAAGTGTTGGCATCAGGGAGCAAAGGGAATTGTTATCTCCTCCAAAGTAAGGAGGAAACTTTAATAATAGAATGTGGCATACCCTACAAGGAAATTCTTAAAGGCTTAAATTTCAATCTTAGCAACGTCGTAGGGTGTCTAGTAAGTCATTGTCACAAAGACCATAGCAAGGCCTCACAAGACTTTCTAGAAGCTGGAATAGATGTTTATACAAGCATTGGAACCGTAAGGGGATATGTAAAAGAAAGCGAGGTTATAGAAACCCATCACAGGCTTAAATTAATAGAATCTGAAAGGCAATTTGCAGTATGTGGTTTCACGGTCCTTCCATTTGAAACGGAGCATGATTGTGAAGGTAGTCTAGGCTTCTTAGTGCAACATAGTGACATAGGTAAGCTCTTATTTATTACAGACAGCTATTATTGCCAATACAAGTTTAATGGCTTAAATCACATATTAATCGAAGCGAATTATGCCAACGATATTCTTCAAGAAAACATAGATTTAGGACTTATACCATGGAGCTTAAGAAACAGGTTATTAAAGTCACATTTTAGCCTAGAGAATGTAAAACAATTTCTTATGGCCAATGATTTAAGCCAAGTTAGAGATATAACACTTATCCATCTTTCAGACGGAAATAGTAATACAAAAAAATTTAAGGACGAGATAGAAAGGCTTACTGGAAAGCCTGTATATATTGCAGAAAAGGGCCTAACGATTGACTTGGGAGGGGTTTAAAGCTTGCTATGGATATCAAATATGACAAATATGGGCGGATGAATTATAACCCTGAATATCACGCAAACAATGGTAAGCCTTGGGTTAAAGAGGACTTGAAATATTTAGCAACATGGTATGACATCACAGGCCCTGAAGAAATGTCATTTGCATTAGAAAGGACAATTAAAACAGTAATGAAACAAGCTTATAAACTAAGAAAAGATGGCCAAATGAAAGAAATAACTGATAAGAAATGGCATAAAAGATTAAAAAAATAGGGAGGGAAATTATGAAAGGAAAATTATTAACGGTAAAAGAAATTTCAGAGCTTAAACTATCTGATAAAAAATACTTTGTAGAATCTAAAAATGAAATTATTCCAAGTGGATTATATGTAAAATCAAATATTGGATGGCTTGAAAATGAAAATAAAAAAATGTTTGCTTGCAGATGTGGTTCTATATCAGACGGTGTTATCAAGGTTTATGAATGGAATGAAGACATAATAAATCCTATAAAAACTTACGAATTGGAAGAAGCAATTAAAATGCTTGCCGTAAACCCTAAGTTAAAGTTTGAAACTGCTTTATTACTACATGATAGTGCTTTTATTGAAAGTGAATGTACAACTACACTGCAAATTCAAGGCGATTTTATAGCAGCAGTTCCTTATGGTATTCCTTATATTAGCAAATGGACTTTAGTAGAACAACCAGTAACATTTATGGAAGCAGCATACGCATTTAGCGAAGGTAAAAACGTAAGGTGTGAGTATAAAGAAACTGGGGTACTGTTCACTCCAACAAGTTCTAGATTTATGTCGCTAACTACTGATGCAATTTTAAAAGCTAAATGGTATATAGAAAATGAACATTAAATATAGAACCGAGCCACAATACCTAATTGATCTACAAAATAAATTCAAAGAAAAACGTATAGAACATCATAATTCTATAGCTCACAGGGACTTAGACGGACAATTAAGGACTAGTTTGGAGCTCCTTCAGCTGGATCATGAAATAAAGTTTGGCCATATTAGTATAGCTTTCATTAAAAAGATGATTGTTGAAAATCTAAACATACTAGAAAGGGAGGTACTCGTAGAAAGCCTTAATAGCGATTTTAAGGAAGTCAAGGAAGTAAACAAGCTAAAGGACACCGTAAAGGCTTTAATTAAGCACAACGAGGAATTGGAGGAAATAAATAAGTCTTTATTAGATAGCTTATATAGCCAAAAGACATTGCCGGTTGGCGAGTTAAAAGAAGTATGGTCACCAGCCGAGATTATGAAGCGAGAAGGTTAGTATATTGGAATTTAAAATATGCAATAAGTGTAAAAAAGAATTACCATTGACAAGCGAATATTTCCAACCAAGAAAAGATACTCCGACTGGATACCGAAATGATTGTAAAAGCTGCAGAACTGAATATGCAAGTCAAAGGAATATAAAAGATAAAGGAGCTAGATCACGCAAAAGGCACGAAATATATTATGCAGAGAATAAAGAAATGATAAACGAAAAATCAAGACAGCATTATATAAAAAATAAAGTAAAAATAGGCATAATACATAGGCAATACCATGAAAAAAACAAAGTTAAATATTTAGCATATTCAAAAAAATACAGGGACATCAACAAAGAAAAAATAGCTATAACTATAAAGCTATGGAATTTAAAAAATCCAGACAAAGCAAGAATAAACTCTGCAAAACAATTGTCATTGAAACATGGTTTACCGGCTACCTTTACTGTGGATCAATGGAAACAAATTAAGATATATTTCAATAATAAATGTGCTTATTGTGGAAAGGAGTTGCCACTAACACAAGATCACTTTAAAGCACTTAGTGAAGGCGGGGAATACACAATAAATAATATAATCCCTGTATGTCAAAGTTGTAATAGCTCAAAAAGTATAAAAAATTTCTTCGATTGGTATCCTAACTATGAATTTTATAACAAAGAAAGAGAGAAATCTATACTTACATTTTTAGGATATAAGAATGAAATAAGTCAACAATTAAGATTCTTATAAACAACTTTATATATTGTGAAGGGAGACAAATTAATGAATAGTAACGGTTATAAATATTGTCTTATAGTAAGCCAGTATTATCATTCGAGGCATATGTTTATTGTAAAAATTGAAGATAATTTTTTAGAAAATGCTAGAGAGTTTGCAGTTGAATTAATGGAATATAAAAGAAGCGAAAGTACAAAGGGAACTTATCTGGGGGATTTAGGTCCAACGTATAGCAATTCCAAAACAGAAATGAGAAGCCGCTATAACATAAACGATGCAGGAGATATTTACTTTATGAATTATGGATGTGCTAACAGCTGTATGTTAGAGGCTTTTAAGTACAAAGAAGATAGCCAAAGAGAATCGGTAGGGTTTAAAAGAAAAGATGTTCTTCATGCTATTTCAGAACATCACGAGTATTTCAAAGTTAGAGAAATATTAACGGAATACTTTGAAATAGCATAAAAGGTGAACTTATGAAAACATACAGAATAACACAAAAAGGTAAATGGGTAAGGGCGGTAGTGTTTGAAATTGTAGTAGGAACTTTAATGCTCATAGCATATTTACACATCATAAGATATTAGGGAGGTGGCAACTTGAGTGATACTAAAAAATACTACTGGCTAAAGCTTAAAAAAGATTTCTTTAAAAGGCATGATATACAAATAATCGAGGCTATGCCAAATGGTAAAGACTATATTTTATTTTATCTCAAGATGTTAGTGGAGAGTGTGGACCATGATGGGAACTTAAGATTTAGCGATACGGTACCATACAATGAATCGATGATAGCAACGATATCTAATACAAATGTAGATATCGTAAGAAGTGCTATGAAGGTATTTATTGAGTTAAATATGATGGAGGTTTTAGAGGATAAAACTATCTATATGCTTGAAATGGAAAGGATGCTAGGTACTGAAACATACTGGGCAGAACAAAAGAGAAAACATAGAAGTATTGGACAATGTCCTAAAAATGTCCTACCTATGTCCAATGTGTCCAACCAAGAGAAAGAGAGAGAGATAGATATAGAGAAAGAGTTAGATATAGATATAGAGAAAGAGAGAGATAAGGAGATGGAGAACTCTCTTTCTGAAAAAACCTTTGAGATATTAAAATTTTATGAAACCAAAACAACAGTAAGCATAATAGCACATTATCAATTTATCTATAGTTTAGTAGAGCTTTATCCCATGGAAGATATTCAGGAAGCAATTCAAAAGGCCTTGGATAAGGGCATAAAAAATAAAAGTGCTTTAGATTATGCAAAAGGAATATTACAGAATTGGATCACAGAGGGGAAGGAGGCAGCTAGTGGAGGCAGCAGAGCAGATAGTAAATCAGATAATAGAGAACTTAAAATCAAAGGCAATACAGAAATCCCAGACCTCGGAGACCTCAAAGGAGAGTTTGGAGAAGTATAAATGTACCAAGTGCAGAGATTTAGGTTTTGTGCCTCAAAGGCAGGAAGATACCGCTGATATTATGGTTGAATGTGAATGTCATAAGAAAAGTAAAATAATGAGCCTTTGGGAGAAATCAGGAATAAGTTTAGAAAATAGAGACATGGTGTTTGAAAATTATAATATCCATAACGAAATGGCAAAGCTTATGAAATTAAAAGCAATTGAATATTTTAAAAATTTTGAAACTATAAAAAAGGAAAGAAATAACTCTCTAGCATTTTTGGGACAACCTGGGGCAGGTAAGACACATCTAACAGTTGCTATAGCTACAAGATTTATTGATAAAGGTATCAATGTTATATATTTTCAATTCAGAGATGCAATAACCAAACTAAAACAAAATATAACAAATGAAAATGTATATCAAAACATGATGGATAAATATAAAAAAATACCTGTACTGTTGATTGATGATTTATTTAAAAAAGGGAAAAGGGAGGAACCAGTAGCAGGGGCAGACATAAGAGCAATGTTTGAAATAATCAATTATAGATATATTAACCATCTACCAATAATAGTAAGTAGTGAGTTAAGTTCTGATGATTTAATTGAAATAGATGAGGCGCTAGGAAGCCGAATAATACAAATGTGTAAGAACTATTTGGTAATTGTAAAAGGCAAAGATAATAACTACAGGCTCAAAGAGGTTAAATAAATGGAAGGTGAAAGTATAAAGATACTGGTTGCTGAAACTGAAGCAGACCTAACAAACCAAATCAATAAATTCATGGAAAATCACAATGTGCTCAGGCAGAAAAGGCACCCAAAAGGAGCCGTACTATTTTATTTAGAACTTGGACAGATGACGATTGTTACCCTTTCAGTAAATCAAATAAATTACAACCGTTCACTGAAAAGAATTTATGAAATAGAAAAAGAACTTGAGGATGATACAAATTGTGAAGAGCTACTTATTGAAAGTGACAAAGCAACCAAAAGCTTAAGCAAATTGATTATAACTATTGGGGCAGAGATAGGAAGAGAACTTACTGGAAAAGAGATATTGGAGGGATTTTAAGTAGTGAACAATCTGATTAAAAGGTGAAGGAAGTGAGATATTGAAAAAGGTAATTTTAATTAGCGATTATACACCAATAGACAAGCCTAATTATCTTGAAATAATCCAAGATGACCAAGGAGATTATCATATGAGGTACGTCAAACTCAATGATAGTGAGAGAAACCTAAGAGTTGCTAGTGAGGGTACTAGATATTCATATAAGGTTAGAAAGGCTTTAATGGAGTTAGTTAAGGTAATAGAAGAAGAAAATATCACTTTAGATAATTCGTAATACAATAATAAGCTGCATAGACACAAATTATTATAATAAAAAAAAGAGCTGCGCCAGTCTCACAAACATAGCAACTCTTTAACCCACAAAGGAGTATGTAATCATATTAACATATTCCTCCAATAAAAACAAAGAGGGGATTAAATGAAAACAATCTTAGAGAAAAAGACAGTTAAAATATGGTTCCAAGGCCTTTCAACTAGTAGAAATATATATGGAGTAACTGAAATTGATTTACAAGAAAACTTAATGAAAATAACAAATGAGCATGGAAGTGTTGCAATAGTTAATTTTAGAAATGTGAACTTACTTGAGGAGATAGAATAATGGACTATGGAGAGTTTATAGAAAGTAAAAAAGTAAAGTTAATTTCAAGCGGCTTAGATATAAATAAATCTGAAATAAGTCCTCTTCTATTTGAACATCAAGCAGACATAGTTAAATGGGCCTTGAAAAAAGGAAAGGCTGCTCTATTTGCCGGGACAGGACTTGGTAAAACAATCATGCAGCTTGAATGGGGAAGATTAATAAATAAACATACTGGAGGAAAGATTCTTCTATTAGCTCCTTTAGCAGTAAGTCAGCAGACAGTAAGAGAGGGTAAAAAGTTTGGTATTGAAGTTAATAGTTGTAGAAAACAAGAAGATGTAAAAGAAGGTTTAAATATCACCAACTATGAAATGCTAGTTCATTTTAATTCTAGTGAGTTTATAGCAATAATCCTTGATGAAAGTAGTATTTTAAAATCCTTTGATAGTAAATATAAACAATTAATTATAGATACCTTTAAAGATACCCCTTATAAGTTGGCGTGTACCGCAACCCCAGCTCCCAACGATTATGTGGAATTAGGAAATCATGCAGAGTTTTTAAATGTTCTTTCCAGGGTAGAGATGTTAGCAACCTACTTTGTACACGATGGGGGAGATACCGCTAAATGGAGATTAAAAGGACATGCGGAGGATAAATTTTGGGAATGGGTTAGTAGTTGGGGATTAGTAATAACTAAACCTAGCGATTTAGGATACAGCGACAAAGGATTTGAACTGCCAAAATTAAATATGAATGAAATTATTGTTAAAAGCCCTATATTTCAAGATCAAGGACAGATAAGTTTGTTACCTGTTATGGCTCAAACATTGCAAGAACGTAGACAAGCCAGGAGAGACAGCTTAGTTAATAGGGTACAAGAAGCTATTAGCTTAATAGATGGCGAGCAATGGCTCATATGGACTGGATTAAATATAGAATCTGAAATGCTTGCAAGAAAAATCAAAGGAGCTGTTGAAGTAACAGGTAGTAATAAACCAGAACATAAAGTTAAAGCAGCTATTGGATTTAGTAACGGAGATATAAAAATACTAGTCAGCAAATGTGAAATATTTGGATTTGGTTTAAATTTTCAGAGTTGCCACAACATGATATTTGTTGGTTTATCCGACAGTTACGAGCAACTATATCAAGCTATTAGAAGGTGTTGGAGATTTGGACAAAAGGAAGAGGTTAATGTTTGGATTATAACAAGCGAAGCCGAGGGAGCAGTCAAAGCCAACATTGAGAGAAAAGAAATAGAATCTGAAAAGATGATTGAGGAAATGGTTAAACATACTCAAGAAATATTAACCAAGGAAGTGCATGGAACCGTAAATGAAAAGTTGGGGTATAACCCACAAACAGAAATGAAATTACCAAAATGGCTGAAGGAGGTAGCTTAGTGAAAGTATTAAATCAATTTGAAGGTAAGAATTTTACACTTTATAACGGAGATAGCACCCAAGTATTAAAAGGACTTCCAAGCAATTCAATAGGGTACTTGGTAACATCTCCACCTTTCTTATCTTTGTACACATATTCTAGTAGTTTTTTAGATATGGGTAATTCAAAGAATGATAGACAGTTTTATAGGCACTTTAATTTCATGGTTAGAGAAATATTCAGAATAATGATGGAGGGAAGAAATGTATCAATTCATTGTGTAGATGTTCCTATGATGAAAGAAAGGGATGGAGCAATAGGATTAAAGGACTTCCCAGGGATGATAATAAGAATATTTCAAAGGGCAGGGTTTATTTATCACTCAAGAGTAACAATTTATAAATCTCCTGTAGTTGAAATGGTCAGAACAAATGCACTTGGATTATTACATAAGCAGCTGAGAAAAGATAGTGCAATGAGTAGGCAAGGATTACCTGATTATGTTTTAACATTCAGAAAGCCGGGTGTTAATAGTAAACCTATTACTCACACTATGGAATCTTATCCAGTAGGTTTATGGCAGAAAATAGCCGAGCCTGTATGGATGGATATTAACCAAAGCAATACATTGCAAAGGGAATCTGCAAGGGAAGAAAAGGATGAAAAACATATAGTTCCTTTACAGTTAGATACTATTGAAAATTGCATTAATTTATGGAGTGCGAAAGGTGACATAGTAATAGATCCATTTTCTGGTATCGGCTCATGCGGATATAAAGCTCTTCAGCTAGATAGAAAATATATAGGTATAGAGCTTAAGGAAAGCTATTTTAATCTATCTGTTAGGAACCTTGAGGCTGTAGAAAAGGATAAAGAGGTACAACAAAGCTCTTTGTTTGAATCATGAAATGCCTTATCTGCCACAGAAACCTAAAGGATAAAGAAAGCATTACTCGTAAAATTGGTCCGACATGTTGGGGACGTCTTGTTAAACTAACAAAACAAGATAAAGCCAAGAAGAAAGTAAGGGCAGATATTAATCGTAGAAAAGCTGAAATAACAAAAGGTCAAATAAATATGTTTGAGGAGGAGTGAAATGGAATTAACAATAGAAAAAGAATTCATCCTAAATAAAAAAATTAACAAGGTTGGAACAGTATCAAATAAAGTCAAAATACTTGAAATACATACTTACCATATCCTAGTTGGAATTCTTGATGAAGAGGGAAAAATAAAATATAGAGAAAGTATTCCAAGGAAACAACCTAAAAAAGGATTGAGCAAAGAAGATTTAAAAAACTCTGAGGTACGTAAAGTAATGCTTAGAGATAAAAATGACTTTGTACATGTTAAAACAGCTAAGGGATTTGATATTAAACAACTAATCAAATGGCATAATGAAGGATTAACATATAAAAAAATAGCTAAACGATTAAATTCTAATCCTGCATCAGTAGGCAAATTTATCAGAGAAAATGGATACAGGTTTAATAAGTCAAAAAATAATGTATAGGATACAAATAAGCTAAACATAGGCTTAAACCCGAGTATTTCTGTGTATTGTCATTATTAGGTGACACTCATTTGAAAGGAGATGGAATAAATTTGAAACATGAATTTACAAAATATTATTGTGATTGTTGCAGAGAAGAAATACAAGATGAAGAATTTAGTAAAGTTTTTATGAAAATTACTTTTAGAAGCAAAGATGGTGGATGCCAGCAAGAAATACATGAAACTAAAGATGTTTGTGATAAATGTATGCTAGAAGCTGGATTTACGGAATGTGAAGTTGAATCTTATAAATTGTCTAAACAACAGAATAACTTAAGATATTTTTTTCTAAGGGTATTTAAGAAAATATTTAAGAGGGAGGAGCTATGAAAGATAAATTAGACCCAAAACTAAAAGCTAAAATAATTCGAGAATCAGAAGATTTATGTAAAATTTGCGGGAGAAATGTATATGTAGGTAGAGGAGCACCACACCATGTTATAAAACTTTCAGAGGAGCCATTACTAAGGAATTGCAAAACTAACATCTGGTGGGTACATCAAAGAAACTGCCATATAAGGACGGAATGTGAACCAGGCTTCAACCGTAAACTACAAAAGCAATTGCAAGATTACTATTATGGAAAATTCCAGCTAGATATCTATTATACGTTGGATGAAATTAAATCCATGGTGGACATGCCTTTAAAGGATCTGGTAATAGCACAGAATAAAGGATTTTTAAAAGTAGTTAATAACAGGGTTGAGGGGCTTGATGCCATCAGATTTTTACTAGGAGGAAAGCTAATTGAATAAATATATAAATCTAGCTATTCCAGGTGAACCATGTGCTAAAGGTAGACCGAGACTAGGCAAGTTTGGAACATATACCCCAACTAAAACAGTAAATTATGAGACCTTAGTTAAAGAATTATTTATCATAAGCAAGCAAGAAAAGCTCGAGGGTCAATTACAGTGCATTATTTGTGCTTACTATTCAGTGCCTAAATCAGGCTCAAAGAAAGTTAGGCAAGATAAGCTAGATAACACAACAAGACCTGTTAAAAAGCCTGATGCTGACAATATAGCAAAGATTATTTTAGATAGTTTAAATAAACTTGCTTATGATGATGATTCTCAAATTGTTTCTTTAAGGATTGAAAAATTCTATGATGAAAATCCAAAAGTAGAAGTTGTAATATCAGGTTTTCAAGAAGGTGAAATATGAAAGATGATGGCTATGATTGCTCAGTAAGCAAAAGAAAAGGTTGTAATTATTGCCTTAGGAATAAAACCATAAAAACGATAGCAGAAACTAGTAAGACTTTTACCCAAATATCCATAGAAAAAGGCCACATAGTAATAGCGGACGTATTTGGTATTAAAGATATAGAAATCAACTATTGCCCTATATGTGGCAAGAAACTAGGTGATAAGAAATGATTACAGCTAAAAGTTATTTTAGTGGAGCTGGTGGGATGGACTTAGGTTTATCCCAATCAGGAATAAATATATTGCATAGTTACGAGATAGATTCAACATGCTGTGAAACACTTAGAAATAACTTTACCCATGAAATACATCAAGAAGATATTAGTAAGATAACAGTTTTAGACCAAGAAAAGACAGATATAATAGTTGGTACATTTCCGTGCACTAAATATTCATCCGCAGCAGACATACATAATTCAAGAACCGGAGATGATTTGTTTTTACATTTCTTTAGGCACATAGCACTAGAACAAGCAGAAATGTACATTGTGGAAAATGTTCCAGGCATGAGGAAATTTCCAATAGTCATGGAGGCACTAACAAAATTGCCAGATTACTATGTGAGGATTGAATGCCCTGTAAATGCTAATATGTGGCTCCCGCAGGAAAGAAAAAGATTGATTTTAATAGCAACTAAAAAGCCTTTTGACAATATCGAATATCCTGTTTGTAACCCTATAAAGCTTAAAGACATTATAGAAAAGGGTATTGAGTTCGAACTACCACAGTACGCCTATAACAGGATAAATAAGATTGGTAACTATAGAGACAAGCCTATTATAAGTAACCCAGATATGGGAGATATAGCACCATGTGCGGTGGCACATTATGGCACAGACCGTTCGACTAGATTAGTTCAAGACGGCAATAACTTAAGGTCATATACAGTAAAGGAGTTTGCTAGATTGCAAGGATTCCCAGACACATTTAAGTTTTCAGGCTCCGATAGTAAATCTTATAGGCAAATAGGTAATGCGGTCGCTGTACCAATGGCTAGATGGATAGGACAACAAGCCATAAGATATTTTAATCAAAACAGACAAGCAGTGTAAGGAGGAATGAATTGATAGGTTTAATAGACATAGATGGGAAACTACCAAACTTAGCTCTAATGAAGATATCAGCTTTCTTTAAATCATTAGGTTATATAGTCGATTTTGTTAGATCTGGTGAGGTATATGAAAAAATATATGCAAGTTGCCTATTTACTTGGAACCGTAAGCATTGCTTAGAACTTCAGAAAGAGTATGGCGACAAACTTATTCTTGGTGGTACTGGATGGGATTTTATAGAAATTAATAGAAAACTTACAGAAATAACGCATACAGAGCTTCCTCCAGAGATAGAAGCCTTTAAGCCTGATTATGATTTATACACAGTGAATATGGTTTATGAAAATGCTTGTAAAGGTGGAATTGCTTCAAGAAAATCAAAGCTTAAAAAATCTCAAATCATAGTAGACATGGGTGTTGGTTTTACTTCAAGGGGATGTATAAGAAAATGTGGGTTTTGCATAGTGAACCAAAAGGAAGGCTGTCTTCATTCTGTAGCAGAAATTAAAGATATTATTAATCCTAGATCAAATGTTATAACCCTTTATGATAACAATTTAACTGCGGATCCTGATTGTATAGAAAAGCTTAAAGAAATTCGAGATAGGAAGCTTAAGGTTAATATATCACAAGGGATAGATGTTAGATTGCTAAACGAAGAAAAAGCAAAAGCATTAGGGGAAGTAAACCATCTTAGAAGCTTGCATTATGCATGGGACTTAATGGAGAGTGAAACCAAAATTATTGAAGGAATAAAACTACTTAAGCAATTTGTAAAGCCATATAGACACATGTGTTATCTGCTTACTGGTTTTAATACTACCTTTGAGGAGGACATGTACAGAATAAAAAGGCTTGAAGAATTAGATATAAAACCTTATGTAATGAAATACAACAAAAGAAAAGATGATATAAGGCTTAATCAATTAGCAGGGTGGATTAATAGTAGAAAACATACTTGCTGTAGCTTTGAAGAATATACACCATGGATAAATGCCCAAACACAATTTAAACAAATAAGTATGTTTTAGAGTAAAAATAAAAAGCAAGAGGAGGGTTGAAAAATTGGAAGGTCAAATAAGTTTATTCCCTGACGATATTAGAATTTTAAAAGATTCTGAATGTAATATAAATACACCTGTGACTGTTGGATTAAAAGATAAAGTAACTTACGGGGCAGGAATAAAAATAAGTCCAAGAATCAAAGGGAAATGTTTAACCCCTTACCAAGAGAAGTTTTATCTTCCAGAGTTGCTACCCCTTGAAGAATATGACAAAATAATAATTTTATTTTCTGGGGGAAAAGATTCTACAGCTGCCTATTTTAAACTCATTGAAATGGGAGTGCCTAAAGAAAAGATAGAGCTATGGCATCATGACATTGACGGAGGACACCCCACAAGGAAGATGGACTGGCCTGTAACTAAGAATTATATAAAAGCATTTGCAGAAGCTACAGGAACAGAGTTAAGACTATCTTGGAGAGTTAATGGCTTTTGGGGTGAAGTTTATAGGGTGGGATCCAGTTATCCAATCCAATACATGGATAAAGGAAAAATTAAAACATGCAACCTCTCAGTAAGACAAAAAAGAAGCCAAGAGCTTAGAGAAAATCTTTTAGACTTAGAAGAATTAAGAGAATATGGATATAGGATGAAGTTTCCTGCCAAGAGCGGAGATTTAAGTGTTAGGTGGTGTAGTGCTTATTTAAAAATAGTAGTGGGTGATACTGTTATCAGAAATCTAGAACAATTTAAAGAACTAAAACAGCTAGGAACTGAAAGGCATAAGTTCCCTGCTAAAGGCGGTTGTCATAGTGGCAGGTGGTGTAGTGGATCATTAAAGGCTAGTGTTCAAGACAGTGTAACCTCACATGTTGAATCAATTAAAAGTAACTCAAAAATATTAGTTATATCAGGTGAAAGAAGAGGTGAGAGTCCAGGTCGTTCAAAGTATAACGAAATGGAGATTCATAGAACCAATGCATTAGCTAGAGCAAAGAGATTGGTCCACTGGTGGAGACCTGTTATAGATTATAGTGAAAAAGATATTTGGGAAGTGCTTAAGAGAAATAATTGTAATCCTCACCCTTGTTATAGGGTTGGATGGAATAGGTGTAGTTGCATGATGTGTATTTTTTCTTTACCCAAGCACTGGCAGGGTATTAAAGAACTCTTCCCAGAGTGCTATAACGAAGTCTGTAAGGATGAAAGGATACTAGGGTTTACTTTAGATAATAAAAAGACCATGGAAGAATATATAGAAGGTGCTGAAAGTTGCCTTGATACCTCAGATATTGAAGCTATACAACAAATAAAAACAGGTGACTATAAATCAGAGGATATATTTTTAAAGAGTGACTGGAAGTATCCGATAGGGGCATTTAACGGAAGTGATGGAGGGCCATGTTAAGATGTTTAATTAAAAGGGAGTTGAACCCATGAAAATCTTAAGTCAGCCAGTACAAATACTAAAATCAAAAGAAGAAAATGGACATACCTTTCTATTGGTTGGCTTAAATACTCCTTTGGAGGAGGTACTAAAATACAGCACCAAAGAAGGACTATATGGAGTAATTAAGTTCTGGGATTCTCGAAGAATAACTAACGAGCAAAGAAAAATGATTTTCAGCACGGTAAAAGATATAGCAGACTTCCAAGGGGATCCCAGAGAACTAATAAGGTATGACATGATATCAGCCTATGCAGACTTTGAAGATATAGAGTTCTTTTCTCTTAGTGATTGTAGTCTGGAAACTGCAAGAGGACTTATAAACTACATTATGGAGTATGCGATAGAACATGACATACCACTAACAGGCAGGGGGATAGACAGGACAGACGATATCGATAGGTACCTTTACATGTGTATAAAAAATGAAGTATGCAGTCAATGTGGTAAGCCTAGTATTATCTACTCAGTAAGGGACATGAAGCTATCTCTATGCGATATATGCCACGATATAGCCAAATTTAAGGGGTTAGAAGAATTTGAAAAGCTATATAAGATTTATCCAATTAAAATGGATAAGGAATAGGGGTGAGAATACTAATAAGCGATTAAAAAAGAAAAGGAAGAAAATAATTGATGAAAGATACAGGTTTATAAATAGCCATATAATTTTGAGTGGTAGAAAAAATGGTAAAACTTATACGTTTAAGCAAATTACAAAAGCCTTATTTAGTAATCAGTACGCTCCTTTTAAAAAGATAAAAAAATTATATAATAAAATTTTTATAGGAATGGATATGGGAAATGAAAAGGATTATAGCGTTAAAACAACATGCAGAATTAGCAGTGGAAAGATAACAGTTTTAAAAACAGAAATACTAAACTAATTAAAGTTAAGGAGGAATGAAAGTGGACGAATTACCTGAAAAAATAATAGGTCTTGACCAAATGAGGATTAAAAGAGGCTTAGGCAAAATATGCAAGTGCGAAGATAGAAAATTTATTATTGACACAGACAATAAAAGAATAACATGTGCAAGTTGTGGCTCAGCAGTTGACCCATATGATGCCTTATATGATTTAGCATATCAAGACGAAAGAAGAAATACGCAACTTGAAATTATGTTAGAGCAAAGGAAGCAGATAGCAACCTATAAACCATATTTAATAACAATCAAAAGGCTTGAGGAACATTACAGAGGACATAAAATGATTCCTAATTGCCCGAGGTGCGATGAACCATTTTATTTGGAGGAAATAGCACACTGGACAGGCAAACCGTATGCAGATGCAAGAATTAAAAAGTATAAAGAAATTAATGAGATTAAGGAGGAATAGAAATGATTATCCAATTATACAGGCAGTCAAGATATAAGGGATTTAAAGAAATAGTTTACGCTACTATAAAGATTGATGATGCAATTGAGTTCTTTAAATCAGAGAAATTTCTAAGCTGGTTTGAAAAAAATAAGGATTTGTCAGCTAAGATAAATCCATCACTTACAAACTACCAAACATATAAAATATTTATTGGGGGCGCAATAGAATCAAAGAATAAAGGAAATGAATATGAGAGTAGTTTAGGATTTAAAAACTTTAAAAAGATATGGGGAAAATTGATTGAATTTAAGGAGGTTTAAAGGTGTTAAAAACATTAATAATAACAAGCTTAATAGTAATAGTTGTTGATATGCTTGTAGTGGCAATGAGCTTAATGAAAATGAGCAGCATATGGTCGAGGATAGAAGAAGAAGAACTAGAAGAAAAAGAACTAGAAGATATATATAAGCTAGAGCCAGCAAGTAAGGAAGAAATGAAAGAATTTTGGGAGGGAAAATAAATGAGAGATATAAAATTCAGAGGTAAAAGAGTTGATAACGGTCAATGGGTATATGGATATTTATTAGTCTATAAAGATGGAACGAACACGATAACCACAGAAGCTGAAAGAACATTTACCCACAACATAAATGGAAAACCATTTTATAGTATCTACTCTAAAGAATGTGAGGTTATCCCAGAAACAGTAGGTCAATATACAGGGCGAAAAGATATGAATGATAAAGAAATTTATGAGGGCGGCAGGGTTAAAAATAATATATGTTTTGAAGGATTTTGGATAGGAATTGTTACATTTGATGAAAAGCTAGCTTGTTTTGTTATAAATAATGATTCTACACAACAATTTATGTATGATACAGATTTAGAAGTTATTGGGAATATTTATGAAAATTCAGAGCTGGTGAAACCATGAGCCAACCAATATGGACAGAGATGGACAAGTGGGCTTATGACATAGAGTGCGAATATAAAAAAACTGGTGAATCCACACCTAAGCTTAGAAGACAATATATTAATATCTGTGCTATAAGAGATAAATTATATGATAAGTATGTTAATAAAATAAATGAACTAAATACTTATGATAGTGGGTATACGGTTCCAATTACGAAATATTGCAGTGAAAGATATGGGCCGCCAAACTCACCACCAATTCCACCACCAATCCGATCCCAAGGAGGGAAAAGGCTATGATTAAGCCAATAGTACAAACATTATTCCTTCTGATAATAATATTTTTCATTATAAGGTCGATAATATTTACTAGTGATAATAAAAAATTAAAGGGTATAGCAAATATACTTTATGGGATATTAACTGCTTTATTGATATTAATTTTAAGGAGTTGAGGGAATGGCTAAAACCGAAACGACATTACAACTCGAAAAAGATATTTGGATAGCTACCCATAAACAAAGTGTATTTGGTTGCTATGAGGTGACCATAGGATGGTTTGGGCGTGAAAGAGTTAATTATATGACCTATGACACTAATGGAGTATGGAGATGCTACGAAGTTAAAATATCAAAGTCAGATTTCCATAGTAAAGCTAAAAATACTTTTATAGGACATTTTAATTACTATGTTATGACTAAAGAGCTTTACGAACTTGTAAAAGGTGAAATACCTAGCCATATAGGGGTTTATATTGGACAATCTAGTGTAAAGAGAGCTAAAAGGCAACCTCTAAAAGAGGATGAACAAACATTAAAAAATTCTATGATTAGATCGTTATACAGAGAAGTTGAAAAACAGATAAGAAGCAATAGTCCAACATTAATTGAGCAGATAACAAGACAAAGTAAACAATTTGAAAGGCAAATGGAGGACTATAGAAATAAGTATTGGGAGCTCATGAGAATAGGCAGAGAAAAATTCGGAGATAGATGGAATGAAGAAATTGATTTATAAGGAGTTAGAAATGAATAAATGTAATGATTGCCAAAATAGATTAATGACTGAATGCTCTAGATGCTTTAAAGCTTCAAAATTTACCAAGAAAGAGTTGAAAGAAAAGCCAATTAAAAAATTAAAGGGGCAAAGAGGATGACTAAAGAAGAATTGTCCAAGCTTAAAAAAATAACAGCCGAAGTTGAACAAATCAAACACGAACTAGAAAATATAAAGCCCGAATATGTAAAGGATTCAGTAAAGGCTTCAACTGTAGAATTTCCATATACGGAATATAACTTAAAAATAGGTGGTTATGATACAGGAGAATACGACCGTAAGGTTAAAAGAATACACAATAGATTAAACCGCAAGCTGGAAGAGCTCATGGAAGAAAAAGACATGCTAACAGAGTATATATGCAGTCTAACAGATAGCGACTTAAGACAAATACTCATGTATAGATATATAAACGGAATGACATGGCAAGAGATAGGGGCAAACATGAATTATTCTTTTGAAACGGTTAGAAAAAAACATGATAAATATATAAAAAGTATACCACCTAATACCACATTGAAAGGTATACAATAATATTGTTAAGAATTTTAATACTTTGATAGTCATTATCTTTTTCCCTCTTTTTTTAAATAAGGCATCCAATCGCGGACGCCTTATTTTTATATCTTTAATTATGAGGAGTGAGTAAATTGGATGATATAACCAAAGGAACGATTAAAAGTGAAAAACCTCCTTTAGGACTAATACCTAAGTTTGTATACCAAGAACAAAGAATAATAGATATAACTAAAGCTATAGAAAGATATACAGTAGCTAAAAAGACGGTACCTAGAGAATGGATAGAAGAATACAACGAATTAATTGGGAGTAGCAAATAACTACTCTTTTTATTTTATATAAGAGGTGAGAGTGTGAGATATAAATTTAATACCAGATGGAAAGAAAAAGAGTTACAATGCGCCTGCCTATTTGGCAATCCAGGCTGCGATAGATTTAAGGTCTGTGAAGTATTAGAATTCTCACTCAAGCCTTATGAAGGAATAAATGAGTGTATGGATCATGACAGTTTTGAGAGAAGACATGGTGTAATTATAGATAAAGGGAGAAATCATAAATGAGTAAAAAATTTAGTTGGGGTGAATACCTTAATAAGCATTTTGGGAAGAAAAAGAGTTATGAAGAACTTAAATACATAACAACACAAATAAAAATTCCAATGCCAGCAGTTAAACAAGTAAAAGAAATAATGCGTGAAAAGCAGGAAGATTTGCAGCCTTACATAGATGCTGCCACATTATTAAATTTAAGGTTTGTTGTTGAAAGTAAAGATATAGGTTCAGAAGAACATCCATTGATTTTTTATAGTTTTAGAATAGTAGGGTCAATGCTATGAATGAACCTAAATATATAGAAAGAGAATTAGAAGATCAGTTAATTAGAGAAGGCTGTCTTAGGTGCTGTATATCATGTAAAAAATATAAAACAGTAAAAGAACAAAGAGAGAAATGCCAGCCTTTAAAAGCTAGGACAAGGTCATATAAAAGAGAATTTAAATTTAAGGGACAAGTCTTAGGTGCGGAGGAAATCATAAATGATAGAGATAACTGTAAAGTCTAAATGCTCATGTATAGGTTGTAACAGTGAGGTAACTGAAACAATTAACTTTAGTTATGTCGGGATTGGGATGCCATTCTTCCCACCTATTCCTACAGACTGGCATAGGTTAGATGGTGACATTATATGTAATAAACATATCATAGGTGTTATGAATCAAGTAGAGGTGCCTAAATGAGTGGCAGATATATCCTAAGAGGTTATAGGGAATATAAAATTAAACATAATAATGTTAGAAAGATAGTTGCTAAAGGATTGATAGTTGTTTGGGGATTAAGTGTAGTGCTGATGTTCTGGAGATAATCGTTCGACATATAAAGGTATCTGCCTCCTTTTGTAGAAATATAAGGAAAGAAGGGAGGCGATTTTATGCATGAAGATAAATGGGAATTTTACAAAGATGCTGCTGATCAGTGGAGATGGAGAAGAACATCACCTAATGGCAACATAGTAGGTGCCTCAGCAGGTGGATATGCTAATAAATCCGATTGCACCGATAATGCTAGTAGAAATGGGTATAAAGGTTAGTTAAAAAAGAGCTCTTAACAGGGCTCTTTTTCCATGCTTAAAATAATCGAGGTGAGATATCTGGGTAGAAAAAGAAAGTATGAAGTAAAACCCACATGTGAGAAATGTAATAAAGAGCCTGAACCTAATAAAGAAACAAGTACAGATAACTGGAAGGTAATAGATACTATTTGTAAAGATTGTGGCGGTAAAGTTATTTTAGTTGCTTATGAATATGGCGTAAGAATATCTTAGTGAAATTTAAGGGAGATTTGTTTATGGTAACAGGATATAGTAGAGGTAATCCAATTAAATATATAAACAATATATGGGTTTATGAAGATGGTGTGTCAGTAGACAAAGAAGAAAGGCCATGTACGAGATGTGGCAGGATGCCTAACGAGGATGGTAGTGATGCCTGCCTAGGACATATAGAGGGTGCAACATCTGCATGTTGTGGACATGGAAAAGAAGAAGGATACATTATAGGAATGGACTTAGCAAAAGGTGATGACATGACAGCATACTTTGATGGCGTTAGATGGATGTGTAAGTAATGGGGGTTTAGAAATTGTATATAAGTAGTTATGTTGAGTATATAGCAATAACATATAGCATTGTAGTAATAGTTATTGCTACAAAGAACTTCTTAGAAACGTATAAAGATAATAAGAAAAACCAAGCCTTTAGAGATAAAATGTTGAGAGGTACTGTAAGTAATAGTCAAGTATATTGGATTCCAGCATCTAAGAGTGGACCACCTAAACCGCCAACAAGGCAAAGGTAATGGACGAAGCAACATTAGCAATATGGATTAATAAACTTATATGCCATCACAATATCAAAGCCTTTTACGAATCCCCAACATGGAGGGCTTTAAGAGCAGAGACACTAAATGACCAACACAACGAGTGCCAGATATGCAAAGGTAAGGGAATGGCTGAGGCGGCTACAATGGTTCACCATTTGAAGTATGTTAGAGATTATCCTGAATTAGCATTGACTAAGAACAATTTAATTGCGCTCTGCTCAAACTGCCATTATTTGATTCACCACACAATCAAGTATAAGAAGCAACTAAATGCTGAGCGGTGGTGATAAATCAAGAAAAGTCAAAAGACTTCATAAGAAAATAGGGTAGCTCCCGATAAGCACAGAACTCCACTGTGCTTTTTCTTATATACAAATATGGAGAATAAAACATAGGGAGAATGTTGAGTATGCTTACCGAAGAACAGAAAAAGGTTATCAGAGAATTAAGGAAAGAGAAACAAAGTTATGAAAAGGTAGCTGTAGCATTAAACATTAAGAATGGAACGGTAAGAAAATGGTGTACCGATAATCAATTAGGCGGGTATAATGGCAATGGACATGGAATAATAGGTAGAAGAAATGACAATACATTTGTGGAAAGAGATGGATATATTGTTGGCACTGATACAAAAGGTAGAGAATTTTACTTTGATAAAGAAGATATGCCAAAAGTAATTAAACGCTATTGGTTTGTTGCACATGATGGGTATGCGCATGCAAGCCATAAGGTGAGAGAAAAAGATATATGGCTTCATAGATACTTATTAGATACTGAGCCTGGTAAAGAAGTAGATCATATAAACCATAAAACAAATGATTGCAGAAAAAGTAATATGAGAGTTTGTTCACATAAAGAAAACATGCGCAATGTAAAGCTAGCATCCAACAATAAGAGTGGGTATAAGGGCGTTGGATATCATTATACAAAATGGAGAGTGAGGATAGTAGTTGATGGGAAGTCAATAAACGTAGGAAGATATGAAACGGCGGAGGCAGCACATGAAGCTTACGCAAAAGCATCAGAATTTTATCATGGGAAGTTCGGATGCATTGGATAAAATGACAATGCAGGCCATTAAAGAATGGGACTATTAGGAATGGGGCTATAGGCTGCCCCCCCGGTCTTAGGAAATGGAATTATATGGTAAACAGGGAGAACGGTATGAAGGGTAGACAAAGGAGATAAATCTCGCGTGCGAGGGAAAAATTAAAGCTGAGGAGGGAATCTAAATGGAAGCAGTCGATAAAATAAAGGAATCTTTAATAAAACAGTTAAAAAATAAGGATGCAGATGTAGAACATTTCCTAAGTTTAGTTGATGATTATATTTGGTATTGGAAACAAGAGAAGGAAATGCAAGATGACGTCTCTGATAATGGAAGAACCTATAAAGCATCTTCCGCTGCTGGTAAAGAGTATGATAAAGAAAACCCCTCCATAAAAAATGCTTTAATGTATAATAAGCAAAAACTAGCAATCCTTAAACAATTGGAGCTAACAACCAAGAATGCCTCGAGCAATACGAGTGATGAATTGTAATCTAATACCTGAGATACAGGATTATATCAATTGGGTGCGTAGCGGAAATATAGAGGTTTGCAAAGAACAATTATTATTGTGTGATTATACAGAACGTATATTTCTAACTGAGGAACTTTATATTAATGTGGAACAGCTTGAAAAGTATCTTGATTTGCAAAAGTACTTTCCGTTTAAACTTCTCGATTGGGAAATATTTTGTTTTACATTACATAATTGTGTTTATAAGATGGACGGGCAGTTAAGGTGGCCAGTCCTTTTTATTTTAGTAGGTCGTGGAGCAGGGAAGAATGGTTACCTTGCCTTTGAAGATTTTTGCTTATTAACTCCTGTTAATGGAATCAAATATTATTTTATTGATATATTTGCAATGTCTGAGGATCAAGCAAAAACTACATTTGAAGATGTCTATAATGTCCTGGAAGAAAATGAGTTAAAACTCAAAAATCACTTTCATTGGACTAAAGAAGAGATTGTAAATTTAAAGACTAAGTCAAGGTTAAAATTTCGTACAAGTGGGGTTAAAACAAAGGATGGTGGAAGACCAGGCAAAATTGATTTTGATGAATTCCATGCTTATGAATCCTCTAAGATTGTTGATACTACGACATCTGGACTGGGTAAAAAAGCACACCCAAGACGTACAATTATTTCAACAGATGGAGATGTAAGAGACGGTCCATTAGATAAAATTATAGCAAGAAGCGAATCAATTTTAGAAGGAATAATATCTGATAATGGGACACTTCCCTTTATGTGTAAATTAGATGACATAAAAGAAATTAAAAATAAGATTGCGTGGCCTAAAGCTAATCCAAGTTTACCTTTCTTCCCAATACTACAACATGAATTAGATATAGAATATGGTGATTATATACAAGACCCTATTTCAAATTCGTCCTTTGCAACTAAAAGAATGAATATGCCTCAAGGGAATAAAGATGTTGAAGTAACTAGTTGGGAGAATATTCTTGCAACAAATCAAGAAATGCCCGACTTTGAAGGAAACACTTGTGTTGTTGGTATTGACTATGCAAAGACTACTGACTTTGTATGTGCCGGACTTCTTTTTAAGTTTAAAAGCAAATATTATTGGATGTCTCATACGTGGGTATGTAAAAAATGCAATGACCTTGGAAGAATTAAAGCACCATTATTAGAGTGGGAAGAACGAGGTCTGCTAGATTTTGTAGATGCAGTTGAGGTATCTCCAGACATTCCTGCTGAATGGCTACAGGAACAAGCATTAAAATATAACCTAACTATTCTGGGTATGGATAATTATAGATACACATTGTTAGCTAAATCGCTTAAGGCGGTTGGATTTGACACAGATAAAACAGGATCTAATAATATAAGGCTCATAAGGCCTAGTAATGAAATGCTCATAGCACCTACCGTAACAAGCTTATTTGCTAATCACAGTATAGTATGGGGTGACAATCCATTAATGCGGTGGTATACGAATAATACATGCAAAAAGCCTGAAGCACATGATAATACAACCTACGGAAAGATAGAGCCAAAGAGCAGAAAGACAGATGGCTTTAAGGCTTTTATAGCTGCAATGTGTGTAAGTGAAGATTTAGAAGATGTTGGAGAAACAGTAGATATTGATTATGGAGTTTATACATATTAAAAACTAAGCTTTGGAAACAAGGCTTTTTATTATGCCCTGAAGGGAGGTGATAAATTGAAATTTACTGAATGGATATCTAGTTTTTTCGGTGTAGGGCAAGATTCTATTCCTGTAGACCAAAAGGAATTATCCTGTGAGGAGACCAAGCTAGCTATAGAGGTCTTTGCAATAAGCTCTGCAATTAATTTAATAGCCAGTGCAATTTCTAAGTGTGAATTTAAGACATATTTAAAATACGCTGAAAGTAAAGCAGACGAATATTATCTTTGGAATATTGAACCTAATAAGAATCAAAATTCAAGCCAATTTCTCCAGGCTCTTGTAACTAAATTACTCTATAATAATGAATGCCTTGTCCTTGATGTTGGTGGACAACTCATTATTGCAGATAGCTTTTATCAAAATGAGTATGCTGTCGTAGAAAACTATTTTACTAGTGTAACAAGTGGAACAATGTGTTTTAACCGCTCATTCAAAATGAGTGAAGTACTTTACTTCAAATTAGGTGATAACGATATTAGAGTTTTATTATCTAATGTGATAAAAGGATATAGTAATTTAACAAATATGGCCATGGGTAAATATAACCGCAGTGGTGGAAGAAAAGGAATTTTAGATATTGACGCAACCGCAACTGGAGATAAAAACTTTCAAACTAAATTTGATGATTTAATGAATGTCAGATTTAAGAGCTATTTCGAGGCTGAAAACGCTGTACTTCCATTACATAAAGGCTACAAATACACTGAGCAAGGTGGTGAAGCTGGTAAGAAATCATCTAGTGAAATTACCGATATAGTCGCTTTAACAAAAGAAATATTTGATAAAGTAGCTCAAGCTTTTAAAATTCCTCCGTCTTTACTAAGAGGAGATATTTCCGATATTGGAAGCCTTACAGACAATCTATTAACTTTCTGTATAGATCCGCTAGTAGATATGATGTCCGAAGAAACTAATCGTAAAAGATATGGCAAAGTTCCTTACCTGAGCGGCTCATATTTAAAAATTGATACTACATGTATACGTCACATTGATTTATTTAGTATATCGGTAGCATTTGATAAGCTGATTGCCTCAGGTGGCTATAGTATAAACGACTTAAGAGTAAAATGTGGCGATACAAAAATAGAGGAGGGCTGGGCAGATCAACATTACATCACTAAAAACTATGAAAAAATAGAAGCCTTAGGGCAAGAAGTGAAGGGAGGTTAAAAATATGAGCAAAACAAACTTTATAATTAAGCAGGCAGCCGTACCAGGCTCGATGGATTTATATATTTACGATGATGTTGCTGGTGATAGTACAGATTGGTGGAGCGGTGTTGTAACAGAAAGTGAGACATCTGCAAACTTTATAAAAAACCAATTAGAAGCTGCTGGAGAGATCCAAAATATAAATATTTATATCAATAGTTATGGTGGCGAAGTAAAAGAAGGACTAGGAATCTACAATCTTTTAAAAAGACATCCAGCTCAAAAGACAGTTTATGTCGATGGATTTGCTTGCTCTATAGCATCTGTTATAGCTATGGCAGGAGATAAGGTTATTATGGGCACGAATACTCTAATGATGATACACCATGCTTCCATGTGTGTTTATGGTAATGCTGAAGAACTTAGAAAAGCAGCCAACGACATTGAAGTAATAGACAGTGCAAGTTGTTCATCTTATCTTGCAAAGGCTGGTAACAAATTAACGCAAGAAGCTTTAATAACTTTACTAAATGGACAAACATGGCTTAGCGCTACCCAATGTTTAGAATATGGACTAGCTGATGAAATAGCTGGGGTAGAAGATAAAACTATAACGGTGGCAAAGCAAAGGCTTAAACAGTCCGTAGAGGATGAAATAAAACAACATAAGGATCCTTTAAAAGTTCCAAAGGAATTAGAAATACAGAAAACCAATGCTGAAAAATTAATGGCAGCATTAAAAATAAAATTCACGGAGGTATAAAAAATGAAATCAAAAGACTTAATCATGCAAGAATTAAAGGACAACTTGGTGGCAGCATTTAAAAGTACTGATGAAAATAAGATAGCACAAGCTTTCACAAGTTTTGCAGAAACAGTTCAAACAAGTGTGTTGGATGAGTTCAAAGCTTATCAGGAAACCCAGGACAATAGCATTCTCTCTAAGAGAGGTATGCATCCGTTAACTTCTCAAGAGGTTAAATTTTATACAGGTGTAATTTCAGCCATGAATGCAGAAAATCCAAGACAGGCTTTTGAAGGTCTTGATAATGCATTCCCAGAAACTGTTATAGACAACGTGCTTCAGGACATCAAAGATGCACATCCATTATTAAGTGCAATTAACTTTACTAACACAACTGCTTTAACAAAAATAATTGTCAATAAAGAAGGAGCTCAACTTGCAGTATGGGGTGCTTTAAATAGTGCAATTACTGCTGAACTTTCTGGCTCAATCGGTAAAATCAATCTTACTGAATGTAAATTATCTGCTTTTATACCAGTATCAAAGGATATGCTAGCAGTAGGCCCAGTATGGATAGATGCATATGTTAGAGGCATATTAGCTGAGGCTATTGCGTTAGCTCTTGAAACTGCTATCGTCGATGGAACTGGTAACAATATGCCTATAGGAATGGACCGTGATGTAACTGATGGTGTTACTATAACTGGTGGTGTATACCCTCTAAAAACAGCTAAGGTTATAACCAATCTTTCGCCTGCAGCATATGGGGAAATATTGGACACGCTATCAACTACACCAACAGGGAAAGCAAGAGCTATAAATAATCTTCTTTTCATAGTTAATCCAAGGGATTATTTTACCAAGGTAATGCCTGCTACAACTATATTAAGACCCGACGGAACATATGCAAATGATATATTCCCATTCCCAACTACGGTTGTTCAGAGCTCAGGTGCACCAATAGGAAAGGCTGTTGTAGGAATCGCAAATAAATACTTTATGGGTATTGGTGCTGGTACTACTGGTGGAAAAGTAGAGTTTTCAGATGACTTTAAATTCTTAGATGATGAAAGAGTTTATCTAATTAAACTTTATGGTAATGGTAGAGCATTAGATAATAATGCCTTCATGCTTCTTGACATCACTGGAATTACTCCATTGGTTCCTTCAGTGGCGGTTTCCGGCATTGTTAATACTAAAGAACAAATTTAATTGAGGTGATCTAATTGCCAGAAGAATTATTAATTGATGTTAAAAGCTATCTCCATATTACTTGGGTAGATGCTGAAATGGATAAGAATCTTACTGGCTTTATAAATCGAGGAATGGCACGCTTGCAAGAAATTGCAGGGGTGCCTCTTGATTTTGAGGTAGAAGCTTCAGCGAGGGCTCTATTATTTGATTATTGTAGATATGCAAATAGTCAGGCCCTAGAAATGTTTGAAAAGAACTTCATATCTGAACTCCTGAGTTTACACATTAAATCCCAAGTAGATGCCGTGGAGGACGTGGTGATTCCATGAAAATTAAAACCGATACTGAATTTATAAGTTTTAGTGATGGTGTATGCGATATTTACACCACCGATGAAGACAATATAAGAATGGAAAATAAGTACAGTAACCTAGGTTTTAGCAAACGTATATTAGGTTTTAAAAGATATTTTGAAGCATCGGCTAGAGAAATTGATATAAATAGAGTTATAAGAATCCCGTTACTACTTGGTATCGATAATTATGATTTTGTAGAAATTGATTCTGTAAAATATGGAGTTAAGATGGTCCAAGAAATATATGATACTAACCCACAAAGTATTGATTTAACTCTAGACAAAGCGAGGTGACACCATGAGCAATGTTAAAGCTGATGGACTTGCAGATCTGATCGCAAAGTATATGAATAATTACTCCCAAGATGTTACAGATAGAATTAAGGCTGCGGTTGATATAGTTGCAAAAGAAGTAAATACAGAAATAAAAGCACACATAACTTTTAAACAGCCAACAGGCGACTACGTAAAAGCTTTTAGGATTAAAACATCATATGAAGACAAATGCAATAAAGGAAAGATTTGGTATGTATCTGGTGGAGAATATAGGCTAACACATCTATTAGAAAATGGACATGCTAAAAAGGGCGGCGGAAGGACAGATGCTTTTCCACATATAATTTTTGGAGAATCCCTTGCTCAAAAACGCATGGAAGAACTTTCAAGGGAGGCTATCGAGAATGCTAAGTGATATTGAAACGTGGTTGGAAACTACAGGACTGAAAGTATCGGAAGAGCGTTTTCTAAAGCCTCCTCCTTTGCCTTACATTATATTTACAGACAATACCGGCATAGGCGGATCTGATAGCAAAAATTGTATAGCAGATAGAATCATCAGTATTGAGTTATATTCTTTGGCGGTGGATCATATCTCAGAAGCATTGATAGAAGCTCTATTGGATGAAAAGGCAATTAAGTATAAAAGAGATCGTATATGGATAGACACCGAAATGATGTTTGAAACCATATACGATTTTAATTTTGTAGAAAAATTTTAGGAGGTAATTAAATGTCAGTAGAAGGTGAAAAAATAGTACTAGGATCTGGAAAACTATATATAGATGTATTTACCGCGGGAGCAATTCCTACAGATGAATTATTGGAAGTTGAGACTAATTTATTAGGTCTTATTTCAGGTGGAGCAACATTAGATTATAAGCCTAAATTTTACGAGGCAACCGATGATTTAGCACTTGTAAGCAAGACAATTCTAACAGAAGAAGTTGTAACTATGAAATCTGGAATAATGACTTGGTGCGGTAAAACATTAGAAAAATTATGTGCAACCGCTAGAGTTACAGAAGCATTAGGAAAAAGAACCGTAAAAATCGGTGGTATTGGTAATCAAGATGGGAAATTATATGTAATAAGATTTGTTCATCAAGATGCTATGGATGGGGATATACGTGTAACCATTGTGGGAAACAACCAAGCTGGCTTTGCTTTTAATTTTGTAAAAGACAAAGAAACAATAATAGATGCAGTATTTACGGCAATGCCTATGGATTCAGAAGGCACCAAGATTATATACGAGGAAGATATTCCTACAATTTAATAAAATAGGGGCTACTAGCCCCTTCCAGGAGGAAATAAATGTTTGACATATCAACAGTTAACAAACGATATTTTGCTATAAAAATAGGGGATTTAATACTTGAGGTAGAACCGCCAAAAGTAAAGACCCTAAAGAAAATTACTGCATTGTCCAAGGCGAAAAATGAAGATGCAATGGATGAACTATCTCAAGCCATTGGGATAATATTGAGTAAAAATAAAGCTGGATATAAAATACCTGATGAAATGATTGATGAATTGGATCTTGACCAGATGAATGAAATTCTAACAGCTTATTTTGAATGGTTAAGTAAAGAGAAAAACTCAAAAAACTAAAAATCCCTTATTATGATGACGGTGGTGATAAGGGACACTTTGAGGTAAACACATTGGAAGAAAAGATTGTTTGTAAATACACGGGATGTGACTTTGATAGATTAGAAAGTATGAAAGTATTTGAATATTGGTTATTGCTCAGGGATGCAGTAATTTATAACTATTCGCAGAGTGAGGAAGGCCGAGAATATTTAGATAATTGCTGGCGCATGGAGCAAACAGAACCTGATCGAGAAGGATTAAGAAGAAAAGTAGGCAAAAGTTGACATATTTCTTTTATAGTTTTAATATAGAAATATATGAAGGGATGTGTTAATTATGGAAGCTATATTAACCTTAAAAGGTGTTAATGGACAAGTGGAACTATATACAGATAAAATTATAATCAAGAGAAAAGGCACTTTAGCAAAAATGACACAAGGATTTTTCAAGGGTGACAAAACTCTCTACATAAATCAAATAACAGGTATACAAATTAGGCAAGGTGGGAATTTCATAAATGGATATATACAGTTTACAGTACCTGGTGGGATAGAAAATAAAAAAGGTATTGCCGATGCTACTCAAGATGAGAATACCGTAATGTTTGCTAAAAAGTATAATGTATTAGTAAGCGAAATTAAAGAAAAGATTGAAGAAATGCAACAAGCATCTGTAGGCCAAATAGTTAATCAGCTAAGTTCAGCAGATGAAATTAAAAAATATAAAGAATTACTTGATACTGGAGTAATTACCGATATTGAATTTAATGTAAAGAAAAAGCAATTATTAAATATATAGTGATGATAAATCAAAAGAGCTTTGAACAGGCTCTTTTTTTTAATGCACTTTTTTTTCAGGAAGGAGGAGAACTATGGATGGATAATAGTTGTATATATAAAATAACTAACAATCAAAACAATATGGTATATGTTGGACAAACTATAGTAGGATTTAAAAGAAGAATTGCAACACACAAATGGGAGTTGAAAAGCAACAGGCATAAGAACGAGCACCTTCAAAGAGCATGGAGCTTATATGGTGAAGATAATTTTAAATTTTCTATAATAGAACTTTGCAATAAAGAAAACATAGATGGAAGAGAAATGTTTTGGATTAAAGAATTAAATACAATGGATGAAAAGTTTGGATATAATTTAGAGAGTGGTGGCAATAAAAACAAATATGCTTCAAATGAGACAAAATTAAAAGTTTCTAAAGGTGTTAGATTAGCTCAGATGAAGCCAGAGTATAAAACGAAGATGAAAATATATCGTGATAATCACAGTGGCTCAAATAATCCTAGTTCTAAAAGTGTGATTTGCCTAAATGATGGACTTATATATGGAGCACTTTCAGAGGCTAGTATATATTATGAAGTTCCCATAACACAAGTTTCTAGGGTTGTATCAGGTGATAGAATTTCGATTTATTGTAAAAAGCTTAAAAAATATTTACAATTTTCATTTTATGAAAAAGATAAACAATATAGCTTAAAAGATAATAAAAATATAAAAGAGCCTGTAAAAGTTATATGCGTTACCACTAAAGAAATATTTGAAAGTACACATAAAGCAGCCATTCATTACAATTTATCTCAGGGGAGTTTAGTTAGATGCTGTAAAGGCGAGGGCAGATATTATGGCAAAGATGCTAATGGGAATCCTTTATTGTGGGAATATTTATCAAATTATGATGAGAATAAAAAATATAAAATATTGAAATATGAGGGCGATAGAAACCACAAGTCAAGAGCAGTTATTTGTATTACTACTGGTGAATATTTTGAATGCCAAAGCCAAGCAGAAAAAAAATATAATATATGTACAGGCAAAATTTCAATGACTTGTGCAGGGAAAAGAAAGCATGCCGGAAAATTAGAAAATGGCATTAGATTAGCATGGGAATACGCTTTAATATAGGCGTATTTTTTTATTACTAAAAATGAGGTGAAATTAGATGGCTGGTAACAATATAAAAGGAATTACCGTAATGATAAATGGGGACACTTCTCCCTTAGATAAAGCACTAAAAGGTGTGAACAAAACAAGTAGTGATTTAACAACAGAACTAAAACAGGTAAATTATCAGTTAAAATTTGAACCTAATAGCACTGTACTTTTAACTCAAAAACAACAGCTTTTGACTGAAAGCATAACGAATACTAAAGTTAAACTTGATGCTTTAAAGGAAGCTCAAAAACAAGTACAACTACAGTTTGAGCAGGGGAAGGTTAGCGAAGAACAATATAGAGCATTGCAAAGAGAAGTAATTAAAACAGCAGATCAATTGAAACTTTTAGAAAAGCAAGCAAAGAATAGCAATGTAGCATTAAGTAAAATAGCAGAAACGTCAGATAAAATTGCAAAAGGTTCCACTAAAGTAGGTCAAGCAATGATGCCAGCTACAATTGCAGTTGCGGCATTAGGTGGAGCGGCTGTAAAAATGGGTAGCGATTACATTGAAAGTTTAAATAAAGTAGACGTTGCTTTTGGGAGTTCTGCAAAAAGTGTTGAAAATTTCAGCAAAACAACATTAGATAGCTTTGGAATTGCATCAGGAACAGCTTTAGATATGGCAAGTAATTTTGGCGATATGGCAACAAGTATGGGATTACCTCAAGCTGCTGCTGCATTAATGTCTGAAAAATTAGTTGGATTAGGTGGTGATCTTGCTTCTTTTAAAAATATTTCAATTGATGAAGCTAATACTGCATTAGATAGTGTGTTTACAGGTGAAACGGAAAGTTTAAAAAAATTAGGTATAGTGATGACACAACAGAATTTGCAAGAGTTTGCAGCATCAAAGGGTATTAAAACTAAAATAGCAGATATGACACAACAAGAGCAGGTACAACTTAGATATAATTATGTTATGGCGAAAACTACGAGTGCACAAGGGGATTTTGCAAGAACCAGTGATGGAGCTGCTAATAGTACACGGGTAGCAACAGAAAGTATTAAAGAAGCAGGCGAAAGTATTGGAGTTATGTTAGCACCTATACTCGCAAAAGCAGCACAATATGTTGCAGGGTTAGCAAAGAATTTTAGCGGATTAAGCGATGGCACAAAAAAAACTATTTTAATTGTGTTAGCTATAGTGGCAGCAATAGCACCGTTGGCTTTTATAATAAGTGGTATTGCAACAGCTATTGGAGCACTCACCGTTGCATTCACATTTTTAATGGGCCCTATAGGATTGGTAATTTTAGCGATTGGTGCATTAATAGCAATAGGAGTTTTGCTTTATAAAAACTGGGATGTAGTAAGCACTTTCCTCGGCAAAATATTTAAGAGTATAGCTGACACTACGGTAAATGTTTTCAACGGAATTGTAGACTTCTTTAAAAACACATGGAATAGCATAACAACTACTGTAACTAATATTTGGAATGGTATAGGCACTTTCTTTACTAATCTTTGGGCAGGAATAAAAACCACTACGGAAAATGCTTGGAATGGAATTAAAGATTTCTTTTCGAATACTTGGAATAGCATCTCTATTGCTGCAACAAATGTTTTTAACGGGATAGAAAATTTCTTTTCAAATACATGGAACGGAATTAAAAATGTAGTTTCAAGTGTTTGGATTGGGATTAAAACTATTTTTACAAATACTATTAATGGAATTGTTACATTTGTAACCACTACCTTTTCTAATCAAATAGAAGATGTTAAAATTATATTTGCAAGCTTACAAATTATTTTCGAAAATGTATGGGATGTAATTAAAAACATATTCCTTGGGGCTATCCTTTTAATTATAGATTTAGTAACTGGAAACTTTACTAGATTAAAAGATGATGCAAGTCATATTTTCTCAAATTTATCTAATTTGTTTAGCAACATATGGGACAACATTAAAAATATTTTCAAATATGCGGTTCAGATTATAACAACTACATTATCCCAAGCATGGAGTTTAATTGTGAATGTAGCTATAGATGCATTTAATGGATTCAATAATTTTATGAGTTCATTATGGCAAGCGATATTGACTACTGCTTCAAATACATGGACTGCTGTTAAAACTACAGTATATAATTTAATTGTCGGAACTATAAATAGTGCTGTAGCAGCATGGAATGGATTTACAAGTTTCATATCTGGCTTATGGAATGCAATAACTAACACCGCTGTAGCAGCTTGGAATGGTTTTAAAGCCATAATCCATAATTTAATAACTGGCATTGTAAATGGAGCAATTAATATTTTTAATGGTGTTGTTACATTCTTTGCAAATCTTCCAGGCAACCTGTATAACTTAGGTGTAAATATGTTCAATGGTTTAAAAAATGGTATAGGCTCAATATTGAATGGATTAGGTGGGTTTATATCAAGCGGCTTCAATGCTGCGACTTCATTTATAACTTCTCTTCCAGGCAAGGCATATAGTTGGGGTATTGACTTTATACAAGGCTTAATCAATGGTATAAATGACAAAATAAGAGGTGTAGTTGATACTGTTACAAATGTTGCAGATAAGATAAGAAGACTATTACACTTTAGTACACCAGACGAAGGGCCATTAAAAGATTATGAATCATGGATGCCGGACTTTATGGGTGGGCTAGCAAAAGGAATAGAAAACAGCAAAAGTCTAGTTACAAATGCAGTAAAAGGTTTAGCTGCAAATGTTAATCTAGGAATGCAATTAACTCCGGCTATGGCTGGAATGGGAAGCATCGGAAGTTCAAGTCAAAATACTTCAAAACAAGGCGATACAAATATAAATTTCAATGGCTCTTATTCATTTGCAGACAAAAAAGATATAGATTATTTTATGAATAAAGCAGGGCAACTTGTGCAAAGGAGGCAAGGCTAATGCTTGTAAATAATTTGGATATAACAACATTTAAAGCTATACTCCTTTCAAAAGATATTCAGTCCTCAGAAGTAACTATATATGATGATTGGTTAAGACAATCAAACAACCCTCTTTATATGGGGAAGCAGGAGAAATATAAAAAAATAAAAATACAATTATTAGTAGAGGACATTGACAATGATAGCGTATTAAACGACATAAGTAATTTAGTTAAGCAGCTTGAAAAATGCACTCTAAAATTTGTTGATGTATCATTTTATTATGATTGTACTATAGTAAGCAGTTTAAATACTAAAATAGCAAATGGACATTACACTTTAGATGTTGAGCTTAAATCAGGCTATGCTTATAAGCTTGCAATAACTGAAACCCTAGACCATGTAGCCACCAAAACAATAAATGTACCAGGTAATCTCCCAACACCTGCAATAGTAACCGTAACAGCTCCAATAGATACAATTTCTTTAACTTTAACAGGCTTTGGAGATGATTCTATAACTATTAAAAATCTAAAAGCAAATATACCAGTAGTTATTGATGGAGAAGCTTGTACAGTAATGTCTAATGGACTTAATAAGTTTTCTGACACTGATATGTGGAGCTTCCCTGTATTGCAACCAGGAGCGAATATAATTACTACAAGCAGTTCTAATTGTGTAATACAAATTCAGTATAAACCAAAATATATATAGAAAAGGTGGTGAATAGAGTGAAATTTATTTTAAATCGGATATTAAAAAGAATAGGCATAAAAAAATCTATGCCTATTGCAATCCCTAGCTTTAATTGTGCTACATCATTTGCTAATATTCAAGTTGGCAAATTGACAGATGAAGAAATGAGGAAATTTGATTTAGGGCCTTACTCAAAGAAAAGCACTCCTGTTTCAGTTTCATTGTAAGGTTTATTAAATCGAAAAATATGTTGACCAGGAAGCATTTCTTCACATACAATTAATCCATTTTCGTAAGTTGAAATTCTCTGAAATCTTTCTGGTATACTGATGACAATATTTTCTTCCCTCTTAAATTCTCCATTTGTCTTTAAACTTATGGAGCCAGGATTAATGTTGTCATCTTTAAGATAAACATAGTTTAAATATTGTTCAATTTTACTCATAATTATCACCTCCTTTAAAAGGTATTTCTACAAAAATATACAATAACCTTTAATTGGAGGTATTTTATTACAAAAATTAAATGAAAGAAGGTATTAACAATGGTCAATGAAACAACAAATTTTTCAGCCGTAGTAATGGTAAAGGATACAAATAACGCAGATGTTCAAGTGGCTTACCTAAATGCTACTCTGGATACCAATAATCAAAACTTTAATATAGCAATGAGTGTTACCAATAAGGAATTGGTTGCAGCTAATGCCGAGGCAGTAAAGGCCCAATATGTGGAGTTTATGACAGCAGTAACAACTAGAGCTACAGAGTTAGGGTACGTTATATTTTAGTTTGAAAGGGGCAATATTAAATGAAAATTAGTAATGAAGTAATATTAAACAGTTCCACAAAACTTGGAGAAGTATCTCAGAAACAACTGCCTGTAAAGGTCAGCTATGCAATATCTAAAAACATAGCAAAGTTAGAGGCAGAATTAAAAATATATAATTCGGAAAGGGAAAAACTTATAGAAAAATATAGTGTTAAAGATGAAAATGGTAAAACTATTGTAGGCAAAAATAATCAAATTAAAATACAGCCAGAACATTTGGAAGATTGGAATAAAGATTTTATAGAACTTCTAGCAATAGAAAATGAAGTTGATATTCATAAGTTTAAAATAGATGAACTTAATGGATTTAATATCTCGCCATCAGAGCTTACAGCAATAGAATTTATGATAGAAGTGTAACAGCCTTTCTATCATAGGAGAGGAGGTGCCTAATGCTTCAATTATATGGATTAGCTCATAATAAAATAGATGGCCTTACGAATTATAAAGAACTGAATATTGTCAAAGAAATAAATATTGATGAAACTTTGTCTTTTCTTTTCCCGATTTCAGATCCAAAACATGATGCAATCCTTGAAGAGTGTTATATACAAACTAAGGACAATGAATATATAGTCAAAGAGGTTAACTATTCTGATGATGATTGGACAGCGTACATTTGTAAAATAAACATCGAAGGAATCAAAGGGAAAGAAGTAAGCCACTTTGAGACTGTAGAGCAAACTTGTACTAATTCAATAAATTTGGCATTAGTAGGTACAGGATGGACTATTGGAGTTTGTGATGTAGTAAAGCTCAGGACGGTAAGGAAAAATAACTGTAGTGCCTACATAGTGCTACAAGAAATTCAATCTGCTTATGGTTGCGAAATGTATTTTGATGGCATAAATAAAAAAGTTTATATCTATCAAGCTATGGGTTCAGATAAAGGCACTTATTTTGCAGAACAATTAAATCTTAAAAAGCTTGATGTGCAACGCAACTCATATGATTATATTACAAGACTTATCCCTTTAGGGAAAGATGGGTTAGGCATAGCAAGTATAAATGGTGGTTTAAATTATATCGAAAACTATCAGTACAGTGGAAAAATAATAACAGCGTATTGGGAAGATAACAGATACACTGATGCACAATCTTTAATGGATGATGGCATAGATAGGCTTGCTTATTTAAGCGTGCCTTACAAGTCCTACAGGGCTGATATATTAGACCTTAGTAGTAATAGTACCTATGGTATTTTAGATTACAGTTTAGGGGATACAATCACCTTGTTAGCCAAGAGCAAGGATATCAAGGAAAGGCAGAGAATAATTAAACTTACGAATTATCCAGAAGAGCCAGAGCGAAATACGGTTGAAATTGCTAATAAAATAGTAAGTTTAGAGGTTTTACAAGTTCGGTTGATTAATAGCGCTGATGTAGTGGATACAGTAACAACAAGTGATGGATTGGTAGACGGTACTAAAGTTGATGGTATAGATTGGACACAGCTTCAAAATGTTCATATCGTTATAGCCGACATACAGGATTTAAGTGTAGTTACAGCAAGAATAGGAACATTAGAAGTCACCACAGCTCATATTACTAATGGCATCATAGATAATGCCACAATAGATGTAGGCAAGGTTAATAACCTTAGTGCTACCTATGCCACAATAGTAAATCTAACAGCAACCAACGGTAATATCACCAGCTTAACCTCCAATATAGCTTCTATTAATACTTTATTAGCTGGGAACCTAGGTGCTGGTAATATAGCAGCAGGAGCAATTATAGCAGGCAGCGGAATAATTGCAGTTGGAGCTATAGGAAGTGCTCAAATAAGTGACTTATCGGCCTCAAAGATAACTGCTGGGATTATAGATGCTGCAATTATTACGGTTAAAAATCTAACAGCAGATAACATTACAGCAGGGACTATAAATGGTCAAAGAATAGCTGCTGGTGCAATAGATAATAGCAAAGTATCTGGTACAGCTAACATTGATGGGAGCAAGCTCAATATTTCTTCTGTGGTTACGGCGGTTAATGGTGGTACAACTAATATCCAGGCAAATAGAATTACTATAAATAGTAGTACGCTTGATGTACAGATAAGTAGTATTCTCAGTACACAGGCAAGTCAAGGTTCAACCATAACAACCCAAGGGGCTTCAATAACGGCTAATGCTTCAACTATAGCCCTAAAAGTTGATACCACTACTTACAACAGCTATGTAACTACAAATAATAGTGCTATAAGTACAATTAATACTTCTTTGAGTACACAGAGTAGTAGTATTTCAGTATTACAAGGACAAATCACTTTAAAAGTAACTCAAACAGATATTAATAATAGTATTGGTGCTATTCAGGTTGGTGGAAGGAATTTATTAAAAACATCTAATACTACCTTTATTAGTGCCGTGGGTTGGGGTTATGATTGGTCTACAACAGTTACTGTAGAAGCATTAATAGAAAGTGGTGAACCATTAATACGGTTAACAGCAACACAATCTGGCAATTATGATATGTATAAATTTGTAGATAATTTATTAAGTATTCCTTTAGTTGCTAATCAAAATTATGTAATAAGTTTAGATGTTAGAACCACAAAATCATATACTAATGGGTTAGTGTTTGATAAACTAGCAGCACCCGGTCAAGTTGTCACTGCGAATATTCCTAATACGAATGGTGCATGGCAACGTATATCTCTTGTAATAAATATAGCAACAGTACCTGCATCAGACGCATTTGTATTAAGTGTAAGCTTTGTAGCCGGCGATGTTATAAGTTTCAAAAATATAAAGCTTGAAATAGGCAACAAAGCAACAGACTGGACACCTGCGCCAGAGGATGTTCAAAGTCAGATAGATAGTGCTACAACAAGAATTTCCACCAATGAGGGTTCAATAACTTTACTTAACAATAGTATAGTGTTAAAGGCCACACAAACTGATTTTACAACTTATCAATCAACCGTAAGTGGTAATTTTAGTACAACTAATACTAATGTAACGACCGCTCAAACTCAGGCTAATCTCGGTGTTACAAATGCTGCTAGTGCTCAAGGAACGGCAAATACTGGGGTTACTAATGCCTTAACTGCTCAAACTGCTGCTAACCTTGCTAATACGAACGCAACAGCTTTAACCACTAGAGTAACTACCGCAGAAGCAACAATTGTAACTCAAGCTGGTCAAATTACCCTAAAAGCTACGCAGACAAGCTTAGATACCACAAATAGTAATGTCACAGGTGTAACCACCAGGATGACAACAGCAGAGGGAAGTATTACCACTCAAGCAGGACAGATATCACTTAAAGTTAGTGCCAATGGTGTAATTGCTTCTATTAATGCAAGCCCTGAAACAATCACAATAGATGCTTCAAATTTGAACTTAAATGGGCTTGTAACAATTACAAATTTATTAACTCCAGGAAGCGTGGTTATTGATGGCGGAAATATTAAAGGCGGAACTCTTACTCTTGGTGGGGCTAGTAATGTAAGTGGTATTGAATATATAAAAGATGGTTCTGGAAACAACTTAATAGTGCTAAGTAAAGATGGCATGTTAGCTAAGGATGGAATAATACAAATAGTATCCACTTACCCTGATTTATCACAATATGGCCAAGTACCAGGAGAAAGTAGAGTTACACTTAAAAGTAGTCAGTTGTTAGCTCATTATGTATCTTCAGGAGCTAATGGAACCTTTGATGCAACACTTGATTCCATACAGGGGTTAATACTTACAAGTGCTGGAGGTATTGGGGCAAATCCATATTATATTAAAATTGGTTATCCTCTAATTAGCGATGGATTTACCGATGTGACTTTTGATACGGGGATACATTTCAAGAAACGGTCTACTGGAGTATCTGCCTTTGATATTGGGGATGATGGTAGTATAAACTCAAAATGTTTTGCAGGAATGATTTCTTATATGGCAATGAATACTCCTCCAGTTGGATGGTTAAGAGCAGATGGTGCACCTGTAAGTAGAACTTCATATGCTAATCTGTTTGCCGCAATAGGAACCCTATGGGGGACAGGTAATGGGAGTACAACTTTTAATGTACCAGATTTAAGAGGCGAATTTATTAGAGGACTTAGTGATGGCTCACCACATGATACTGGTAGAGTATTTTCTAGTTATCAAGGAAGTCAAAACGTATCCCATCAACACAGTATTACACATATATGGAATGCTTATAGTGGAGGGGGAACAGTTCATACTTATTTAGGATATAACACATCAGCTACTGTAGGCAACCAATTTGCTACTGACAATACTGGAGGAACAGAGTCAAGACCAGAAAATATTGCTTTGCTTGCTTGCATCAAATATTAGGGGGTTTAATATGAAGATATACAATTATGACCAAGAAGGTTTATTTATGGGGGTATCAGAAGCAAGAGAAAGTCCCTTAGAACCTGGGATATTTCACATACCTGCCCTTGCTACTGACATTGAACCTCCCATTTGTTTAACAGCCCAGGTAGTAAGGTTTGCAAATAATAAATGGGGTGTAGAAGAAATACCTGATGAAGTAATTCCTGAGGTGATACCAAAGTCTGATAAGCAATTAATAATGGAGGAATTATTCTCCTTGGATATGGTTCTTCCAAGAGCAACTGAGGATTTGATAAATGCTATTGGATTGGATATAACAAAACTTCCTCAAATAATGCAAGATAGGCTTGCTAGAAAAATTGAATTAAGAAATGAACTTAAAATAATATCAACTTAGGAGCTAGCCGATAGCTTCTTATTTATTACAAAAAAATAATAGGCGCCTATCTCTAACATAAGCGCCTATAAAGGGGTTATAAAAATATCGGGGGATATTTAATACATTAGTATTATAGCCATAAATTTATAGTTTAATCATTGGAAGCTATCATTTAGTTTCTTTTTTATTACAAGAAATTAATAAGCACCTATCGCAATATAGGTGCTTATAAGGTTTATATAAATATCTGGAGAATTACACATACAGTATTTTGTCCAGATAGTTATAACTTATTCA